AGAACAAAAAGAGAAAATGCGTCAGGCTAAATTGGGTGTTCCAAAGAGTGAGGAACACAAAAAGAATATGAGTTTAAGTTGGCAGCGTAAGCGTCAGCAAAAGTATCTTGATGCAATGCAGCAATTGAGACAGGCATAATGCAGTTTATAAGGTACCTGCTAAGTTGGATCAGTCAAAACTTAGCAGTGCCTTTTTGGATGATTGGTCATACACATATTGTATTGAACAGACATTTGTTCCAAGATATTGAAATGATACTTTATAGTTTCGGTATGAACATCATTGTAGGTATAGGATTCTTTTTAGATTACCAAAAGCATAAGAGGGAAAACGATGCGAGTAATTAACTTTCACGATGGCGAAGATGATAACATCTATGTTGAAACAGATGATATGCTAATGTATTGTATGCCAGCAGACAGTTGGCAAGACGCAGTTGTGCCTGACAACATTACTAATAATCCAATAGCAAAGGCAACTTATCTGTTACATTACAGTGATTGCTTTACTTGTATGAGCGAGGACAATTAATTATGATTACACAAGCGATTGAAAAGTTTACTAACAAGATGTTACAAAAGACCATAGATTTGCAGAAGAAACAAATCAAGATCCATAAAGAACAAGTCAAACGCCACGAAAGGTTGCTTAAGCAATTGATGCAAGAGTTGAACTATCCTGCGTGGAAAATCAAAGCAGTGATATTGGCCAACTACAGAAACGATGATAGTGAGGGAAATCTTTCAACTAAAAAATAATACTTGGGTAACAATAATGTATGGGTGTGACTATTGTGACACAACCTTCAAGACAACAAAGTATTGTTCTAAACACGAAGAACGCTGTAAAACTATAAATACTATTAAGAAACAAAAGGAAGAACTTAATATGCCTATTCAAAGAATTACTAGAGGTGGTGAAGTATTCTATCGCTGGGGAAACAGTGGTAAGGAATATCGTAATCGTGCAGATGCAGAGAAGCAAGCAGCCGCAGCATATGCAAGTGGTTATAAAAAGAAAGAATCAACTGCAACTAAAGATGCCCACGCTGAAAGAGCGGGTCGCAAAGTTACTAAAGACCTTGAGTATGATATGGGACACAACCCTAAGAAAGACGCAAAGGCTGAAAGAGCCGGTCGTAAAGTGACTAAAGAAATTGAATACGATATGAAGCGTAAGCGTAGATAAGGATTAATAATGAGTGAACAAATGAACCCAGGTGTTGAATACACCTATAAACTAATGAAAGGTGGCGATGGACATTTATATGTTTCTATTCAGCCACTAATGAAAGACATTGCCGAATCAATTAAGAAGATGCACGATATGGACATCAGCCACTTAAGCGATGAGAACCAAAAGATATTTGATCTTAAGATGCTAGGCTTGACAACTGTGTATGAATTCTTAGGTGCATTCATTACTGAACAAACACTTAAGGATGCCAGCGCAGAACTTAAGGGCAATGTGCCACTAAACATTAACGATGGTTATAATCCAATTGGAGAAGGTTTTACTAATGTCACAAAACACTAATAGACCACTTAAAGGATTGATTGATCGTCCCTTCAATGTTAGTCACATTGCTAACTTTGACAAGATGGTAACAGAACTATCACCCTATATGACTGACATTGAGATTGACAAGTGCGTAGAGCATATGTTTATCCTTGAACATAGCGTAGGTGATAGTAACCCTTCAGCAGAAGATTGCAAAACACAGTTGCAGTTAATGTTGGGTCGTGAACGCTTCCTTGACATTTGTAAAGAATGGAATAAGAAGAACCAAAAGTGGCTTACAGTATTCGGCAAGATGAAATACAAGTGTAAGAAGACCGGTCAATACTTTGATGGATTAGATCCAGAAGATAATGCCGACGATTACGAAAAAGTTTATATCTAATGAGTAATTACAGATATCACGATTATGAATGCCAGCGTGAAATCTTTCTTGATTATATGCAGGTAAAGATTGTCCAGGAAGACTGGCACGGTGTCGCTGATATCGCAATGGATTTGCGTGAGTTAGATATGAAACATAGAACACTACAAAGTGTAAAGGAAATTACAAATGATTGATAAAGAAGATTGCTGCGAAAACTGTGAAGAAGGTATTGAACCTTGCTGTGATGAAGAACTTGCACAGCACATTGATAACATCTTTGCAGAAGTAGAAAAGGATGAACAAGCAGAGCCTGAACAGCCTGCCCCTTTTGTTGATGAACCTAAAGCAAAGAATCGTTTAGCAGAAGAACTAGCAAAGCATTTGTGCTGCCAAAACAAATTCTATATTATCACCCGCGCAATGGAAACATTAAATGAAAAAGAACTTACCAAACTTAGAACAGACCTTAGAAAGTTCACAACAACAAATCAACTACACCCCGCGTTGGAAAGTAAGTTTAGAAATGCGCTTGCCAAGTTTAACTGAAATTAGATTTCTTCTTCCAGAGTTCTTGATAGGTCTGTTATTGGGAATGATCATAGGAGACAAACTATTATGACAGAAGAAACAAAAGGAAAGCGTGGCGGTAGAAAGCCCGGTAGCGGTAGACCAAAAGGTAGTACCAGCAAACTAAGCGCAACTAAGTTGCTTGATCAAATTCAACAGACTTGTGGCAAACCCTTTGAAGAACTATTAGCAGAAGGTTATATGTTAACTATTCTCGCTGCTGATATGCCTGCAAGACAGAACTATGAGAAGATGATTCTATCAAAGGTTGTTGCTGACAAGCACGAGATTGACCACACTACATTAGGTCAAGCAATGACGAATGTATTCACATTCCCAACTAAAGAATTACCTGATTGGCAAGACAATAAACTGCCGGTAAAGTTTACTACAAAGGATAAAACAAAATGAACTTTGACGATCAAGTAGAAAAGTCAGCCTATGCTGCTAACTTCATAATGCAAACAATTGAACAGCAGAAGATTATGTTGGATGAACTTAAAGTGTCACATCCTGGACATCCAATCATCGCTGAACTTGAAGCAACACACGAGACATTCAAAACATTGTAATGAAAAATAAGATTGAAATACCGTTATTCGGTGAACAATCTACAATATTTCAAGACTGGTTAAACACCGATAAGCATTGTATAGATATTGTTCCAGTTGGTAGTGGCAAGACATTTCTTGCGTCACTGGCATTACCTATATTTGCGAGTGATGAACGCTACCATAAAGGCAAAGACATTATCTATAGTGCGCCTACTGGAAGTATGATCAAGTCACTTATCTGGGAATCACTAAAGAAAACCTGCATACAATACTTTGGGTTAGTTGATGGTAAAGATATCAACAACAGTGAACTAACAATTAAGTTCCCCGGTGGCGTATTCATTCGTTGTAAATCAGCAGAACAAAGAGAGAACTTAAGAGGTCTTAATGTTGGCGTGTGGGTAGCAGACGAAGCCTCACTGTATACCTCAGACACACTACAAGAAATCACAAACAGACTTAGACCTAAAGTGGGTCAGCCTGATACGCAAGGTAGATTGATCGTAATTAGTACGCCTAATGGTACAGGTCCGCTTTACGATTTGTTTAAGATGGCATTAGAGATGCCTGACAAATACATTGTTAGACATTTGAATTACCTTGAGATGCGTTCAGGTAACAAAGAGTTCATTGAAGAACAAAAAAGAATTATCAGTCCCCTCAAGTTTAACCAAGACTATATGTGTCAGTGGGAAAGTGTGGCTGATCAGTTCTTCTATACTTGGGATCGTCATAAGTATACTAGAGAAATAGTAGATAGAAATACAGACCTATATACTTTTCACGACTTTAACAAAAGGGTAATGTGCGCTACCGTAGCACAGGTGACAAATGCAGGAACAGAACACGGAACTATTGAAATACTTAAATCTTATGCAATACCTGACTGCGGAACTGAAGGCCTTGCGGAGGCTATCCGACAAGACTTCCCCAGAAGACGAATTAACTCAATCATTGATATGTCAGGAACTCAGGCGAATAGAGATACAACTTCGCCCTTTGGTATCACTGATAGAGTGTTACTTGAAAAGTATGGATTTACAATCGTCAACAATAGAAAGTCAAATCCCCTTGTCACTGACACGGATAATACGAGCAATGCATTCATCAACAGAGGGGGACTTGTAGTCCAACCCAATGACAATAAACTGTTAGAAGCACTGCAAACATATCACTTTGAAGACGGTACACGCAAGAAATTAGTCAAATATACTGAGCAAAAGTATGCTCACATTGACGGTCTTGGTGACTGCATACGCTATGGTATTCATCATCTATTTCCAATACAACATCATACGCTTGGCATTAATGAATATGTCAACAGCGATCAGCGTTTATCCCGTGCTAATACTCCTGGGCTTGACTATATGCCTCATAGTCCTCTCTATCCTGGTGGTCCTACTTGGGAAGAAATACTAAAGGGCGAGCCAGAAGACGATTATATGACTTGGGGCTGAGTATAAATAGATTATAGGAGATATACTATGGCATATAGAGGAAGACCATCACTACCAATTGAAGTAAGATTTCACGATAACAAGTATGATATCAATGAAATAACAGGTTGCTGGGAATGGAAACGAGCAACTAACAATATCGGATATGGAATGTTTCGTATTAAGCAAGGATTAATGCGTACAGCACACAGAGTAAGTTATGAATTGTTTAACGGCCCAATACCAAATGGAATGGTAGTGTGTCATACTTGCGACAATCCTAAATGTGTTAACCCAGATCATCTTTGGGTAGGCACAATGTTAGACAATATTCGTGATATGGACAGTAAAGGCAGACGAGTGACAAGACCTATAGGGTTCAAAACACCTATGAGAGCCTGCAAATACTGTGGTGAAGTTAGACCTGCTAACATAATTGGCAGAATACACGATGATAAGTGTAAACATAAGCCTTAAAGTATAAATACATTAAGCGCAAACTCGGAACGAGAGAACAGATATCTATGAAAAACTCGGAACTTCTTAAGAAAAATCCAGTATACAATACTATTTACGACCAAATGATGGCTTATCAGTTAGCCTATCTAGGTGGTTATAGTTTTAAGCAATATGTGCGTAAAAAGCGCCCAAGTGAAGACTCAAATCTTTGGATTGACTTGATCAACAACACTACAGCACAGCCTATTTGCCGTTATATTGTAGACACTATCAATGATGTACTCTTTGATCCGGGTGTAAAGCGCAATCTACAATTCTGCACCCCCGCTGGTGCATTCATCAACCCTAAAAACACTGAATGGGCTGACTTGTTTATGCTTGATGCTGACTTAAACAACAATAGTTTGACAGCATTTATGGAGCAAGTGGGCGATCTTACTTCAATTTACGGACATTGCTGGATTGCAGTTGATATGCCACAAGAGGGTGACGGCACATTAGGTCGTCCCTACACTGTTGCTATTCAGCCCCTCAATGTATGGGACTGGGAATTTGACTATTATGGTGGCAGACCTATTCTCAAGTATGTAAAGATACTTGAAATGGAAGATGAACACTGCTATTACATCAAATGCTATCACTTAGGTGACGCAAAGAGCCCATCATATTGGCGCAGTTACGAACTTGAAAAGGGTTCCGCAAGTATGGAACCAGACGCTCCAGCAGAACTTACAGGCGAAGGCGTTTTCCCACTAGGAATGTCAATACCTGTGTTCATCGCTTATGGTCGTCGTGATCCTCGTCGTATTGACTTAGGCGTTAGCGATATTGACTCTGCAACAGATGCACAAAGAGAGCATTATAAACTAGAATGTGAAGCATATTCAGCAGTACAGTTCGCACATACCTTAATTCGTGCAGAGCCTGGTGTAAAGGTTCCTGTTCACGCTGGTGCAATTGTTCGTGCAACTGAAGGACAGATTGAAGCAATCAGTATTGACACCGGTGATGTTGATACAATCATTAGAAAGCAAGATAATATTCTTGAACAGATTGAAGCATTGACTGGCTTAGGTGGATTGCGTAATACTAAGAACCAAATTGCAAGTGGCGTTGCTATTATTGAAGAACGCAAGCAGTTACACCGTCTTGCTAAGGCTAAAGCAAGATTGATGGAGATTGCAGAAGAAACAATCTTTACATATGCCGCAAGATTTATGGGTATGCGTTGGGCAGGCGAAGTCGTTTACAATACTGACTACGAATCACACGATACCAACTATAGATTAGCACTGATTAAGGAAGCAAAAGCACTTGCCGCTGATGATCCAGTAATCAATGCATTAGTGAACAAAGAACTTATTGGTATTCTTGCACCTGCAACACAAACCCAAGAATATGAACAGATTTACATTGATAGGCTGGACGATCCTGCGCTTAAGGCGTTGATGACAGCAACCAATGAAGAAGTATTAAGTCGTGACTTGATGCCCAGTATGATACCTGTAGAGCGTGAAGTAGAAGAAGGCGACAATTACGAATCGGAATCCAGCGATGATGGATTCGGCAACGATAGCAACGCTACACTATTGGGCGGTGCTGGTACTCCCATCCAAGATGTTGGTACCACATATTATCCACAACAAGCAGTGGCAGTACAGTTAACTGGATTGAACACTGGTAGATAATACTAAATACAATACAAACTCGGTGATTACGAATAATCAAAGGAACAAATAAATGGATATTAAAAATACTTTCGTTGGCAACGATCAAGCCCCTGATGCATCTCAGGATAATGATGCTGGACAGAATGTTAACCCAGGTGCAATTCGTAAAAGCACCACACAGTCATTACTAAATGCTCTAAGCCAGGCTTCAGGGCAGCAGTTTGAAAGTGTTGAAGCGGCGTTAAGTTTCGTGGCTCGTACATCTGCTCAAAACCTCGGTGGCTCCGAACAGCCGGTTGAACAATCAACAACTGATAAGCGTTCAAATCGTGTTACGAACAATGACCTGCACGAACAGTTTAATCGTCTCCAACAGGATCTTCAAACGAAGGAACAGAAGTTGCGAGAAAAGGAATTAGACGCAGATATTCAGCGGGCAATGGGCGAACGATTTGACCCCGATCTACTTGACTATGCTTTAACTAAGGTAAAGTCAAACATTGAATGGTACGATGATGGTACCTATGCAATTGTAGACAATAAGGGGCGTGAACGCTATGGTGTTGATGGCAATCCTCTAACGATTACTGGTCTCGTAAACGAAGTTGCTCAGGGCAATCCTAAGTTGCTTCGTCAGGGTAGCGGGAACAGTGGTTCTGGTCTCAGACCCGGACAAGGTTCTTTTGCTGGCGCATTAGAAGAAGGCATCCCTGATTATTCTCGTGACCCTGCAGCGTTTAACGCTTGGGCTGCTAAGAATGGTCTAGGTAAGGGTGTTGGACTCAAAGGTATGCGTGTATCAGCGACAAGTTCTACTCCAAGTCGTAAAATACTCTAACTTTGCCAACTAAAGGAGAAATAATATGGCATATGTATTAGGCGGTCCTAATAACGAAGCAGATGGCTTTACTACTGCAATCGCTTCATTCGCACTCCGTGCAATGCACGAATCAATTGGTCTTGTGAATATGACCAATGTTGTTACACCAACACAGGGTAACGAGTTCCTCGTTCCTAACTTCGCACCAATCACTTATCAGGATTACAATGCTAACAGCACTTCTGGTACTTGGGGCACTGGTAACGCAAATGTACAGAACCCAGCACTTGGTCAGGGTTCTATCACTGCAACTCCAGCAGTTGCATCAACTGCATTTGATATCTTCTACGGCTGGACCACTTCGTTCCAGTTGGCTGCTACTCTCGGTGGCGAACTAGGTGAATCATTCGCAGAAAAGGTTGACCAGCGTGTCACTAAGGCATTCTTGGGCTTCAAGGCAACTCCTGGAAACACCTACTATCCAACTTCAGCAGACGGCTTTGACCGTGTTCTCCAGTTGGGTGCTATGGAACTCGTTCCAGAAGGTGCTAACCTAACTGCAAACGCAACCCCAGGCTTCACTTCAAACCAGGTTCTCGCTCTTGTCCGTAATGTCAAGCAGAACTTCAAGGTTGCTCGTATGCCCGGCGCTCCTGTCATCGTTCTTGACAGCAACGGCGACGA